GAATGACACCGGCGGACGTGATTCACGCCCTTTGGCAACATACCGGATTTGTCACCTATGCGGCTAAGGAGTTAAAGACATCTGTAAAGACCCTTTACGAGTATTTTGAGGCGTTCCCGGAGATCAAAGAAGCGTTGAAAGATATTCGTGAACACCGTCTTGACGTGGCAGAATCGGCTTTGCTTCAAGCTATAAAGAAAGGCAATGTTACCGCCATTATTTTCTTCCTGAAGACACAGGGACGGGAACGGGGTTACTCACAAATCGATGAAGCGTTGAACCAAGTCTTAACCGAGGAGCAAAAGAAGACCCTCGACGAATTGCGTAAAGAATTAGCGAAACAGAATCAGTAATGAATAAACTTAAACTATACTTAATCGTTATCCCTATGTTTATCAGTGCGATTTTTAACGGTAAAATGTTATCGGTGAGGGACGTAAGGGTTAATAGTGTTAAGATGAAATTCGTCGTAACCGCAACGGGTTGGTGGGTAGACCGGTGGTACGGATTCAGGGTTGAAGCCCCTAACGTCGGCGTTTACTGCCCGGGTTCAAATATGAACGGGATCGGTCTGAAAGGGTTGTGGGGCGTGTTTGTTCGTGTACCTTCTGTAGTAGAACAGGCACTTCTTAAGTATATTAAAGTATTGCTTAAGCACTCTTGAACATCCCCTCTTCTATACAGCCCCTCCTCCTCACTCCTCGATGGTTCCCAATCCCGGAGGTAGCGAAGAATCACCCGGTACAGGCTCAACTGCTAAAGGATATGAGAGAGAGACGGGCAATGTATTCAATCATTGCAGCAGGTCGAAGATCATTCAAAACAGAACGGTTCCTGAAGCGAGCCGCCGTTGTGTCTGCGATGAATCACCCCGGTTGCGTGGTGTTTCTTGCGGCTCCGACACGGTCACAGGTGAAAGATTTGTTGTGGAAAGACATAAATAAGTTATTACATCCTGATTCAATACTCGAGGTAAACAAGACCGATTTAATGATCGAGTTGACAAACGGGGCAACCATTAAACTGGTCGGGCTTGAATCACACGAAAGAACACAGGGGCAATTTGCCGATTATTTCTTTATTACCGAGTTCCAAGACTGTAAGCCGGAAGCGTTCACCGAGACGGTAGAGCCTATGCTCAATGACCGTAACGGAATAGGCGTGTTCGAGGGGCGACCATTCGGAAAGAACCACTTCCACGACTTTTATTTGAGGGGCGTAAATGGTGATAAAGACGTCCGGTCATACCATTGGAAGAGTTCTGATATTCTCACAGCAGAACAGATCGAAAGAGCCAAGTCAAGTCTTGCGTTGAACGATTACTTGAGGGAGTATGAAGCGAGTTTCGAGACTGAAAGCGGTTCACCGTACTACGCTTATTCACAGTTAAACAATACTTCTTTTACTTATAACCGGAATCTACCCTTAATCCTTACTTGCGATTTCAATGCTACTGAAAAGCCTATGTCGTGGGTATTAGGTCAAAAAGTACTGATAAACGGGCAAGACTGCGAAGTCTGGTTCAAGGCGTTATCGTTTCAGTTCACAAATACGGAAATGATGTGTAAAATACTTGACGAATATCTGATAAAGATCGGTTACCCTTCTCAGTTGTTTGCATACGGTGATTATGCAGGCAACCAACACAGAACGAACTCAAGCGTAACCGATTGGGAAATCATCCGTAATTTCTTCAATAGGAAAACAAGGTATTCTGAGAAGCTACGGGCTTGCAAGTCTATCCGTGATTCAATAGGGGCAACGAATGCCAGGTTGTGCGATGCTAATGGAGTTCGGCGGCAGTTCGTTGTTTATGATGAATGCCGGGGGCTTGTCGACGATTGGCAGAAGTGCAGTTGGAAGAGTAACGGCAGGGAGCTTGACGAGAGAGACCCGCTAAGGGGTCACGCTTGTAGGGCGGTTGATTATTACAATTATTACGAATACGACCTTGATTCAAGACAAGGCAAGGTTCACAGGGCTATTTAACAAAGGGAAAGCAAATGAGCGCAATACAGGTAATGAGTAATTTATACAGTAAAATGATGAGAGAGAGTGCAGAACTCTACTCCGCAAAGATCGCTGAGTTCCGGGCAATCTACGAAAACGATTGGGAGATTATCCTTGACCTATTGGAGAAGTATTTCGTAAATAAACCCTATGCAAAAGAGACAATGGATAAAATGTTCTTTATGCACCGTGACGAAGTGCAGAAGATACTCAGAAGAAAGTGTGCGGGGATATATGACAAAGCACCGGATCGAATCCTTTGGGAGAACGGTAGCGAGACGGCACAACCCGATGAAGCCTTACCGTATGTACTCGAGGAAGCCGACTATAACCGGGTGTGTTACGAGGCACTGCATCAATCCAAGTTCTTCAATACCGTTATAGCGCATCCCGTTTGGCGTGATGGTAAAGTGCAAATCGACCTGCACACAGCAGAATCGGTACAGGTAGAGACGGGGGCGGAGTTCCTGAAGATACAATCGATAAAGATTGTGCGATTATCAGAGGTGAACGGGAATAAGGAAATAATTAAAGAATATTGGAGCGATACCGAACACTACTTGTTAGACGCTAATGATAAAAAGATACCCGTAGAGGGTAATGAAATGATGGTGAACCCGTACATACAAGCCGGGGCTAACCTTGGTACTGATCCCCTGCCATTCGTGATACTAAGAGATCGGACACAGTACGACTTCTGGGGTGAACCTAATTGGGATTTATTTCTTTATCAGCTGCAGGCTGATATGGACTTAACCGACACGAAGTTCGGTGAGAAGTTCCTCAAGTTCCCGATGCTGTTCTATACTGGAGATTTACCAGATGGTTTAGTTGTGTCACCTAATAAGGCGGTTGACTTGGGAATTAAAGCCGGCGTTCCCGGAACCGCAACATACTTGAACCCGCCTACTGATTGGGTGAACATCCGAGAAAACGAAACACACCAAAGAGCATCCATTTACAGCGCTCAAGGATTACCGGAAAGTTCCGCAAGTATCGACGGTTCAGCACCAAGACAGGTCGGTTCCAAGATCATTGATGAAGTGGAATTAAAGGAAAGCCGGGACAACGATAAGATGAAACTTGTCGGGTTTGAGCGTGAACTCTTGCGTAAAATACAGATGGTAAATAACACCTACGAAACACGAAAAGAGTATAAACTTACTGATAAACAAGATTCGTATCTCGAGGTTCGTTTCTCAGAAGCAACGCCAAGCGAGACCATACAAGACAAGATTGCAAGGCGTGAATATGAGTTGAGGTATGGTATAAGATCGATTGCTGACATTGTAGCCGAAGAACTACAAGTAAGCCGTGATGAAGCAATGACGATACTTGAGGAGAATAAACAGTTAAATACTCAGTATGCACCACAACAGCAGGGGCAATCGGTAAGCCGGACAAGACAGCGTTTAGAAGAGTTGAGGGGAAATGCTTAATCTTAATGAAGTGCATTTAGGCGATAGTTTAGAACTGTTAAAGGGTATTCCTGATAAGTCTATCGACCTTGTTTTGACAGACCCGCCTTATAATATCCGTAAAGCGGAATGGGACAAATGGAAAACCAAAGAAAGTTATATCGAATGGTGCGGACAATGGATAACCGAGTGCCAAAGGGTGTTAAAGGACAACGGTTCATTCTATTCCTTCCATAATGATATGACGCAAATATCAATGCTTATGGAGTGGGTGAGGAAGAACACAAGGTTTGTGTTTAAGAGTTTTATAACGGTTAACAAGACAAGCAACAATTATATCATTGATTTATACGGGTCGCAAAAGCATTTCCGCAATTACTTGAACATTGCCGAATACTGTTTGTTCTACACCTTCCAAGATGAAACGGGACTAACAACCGTTAAACTTGACCTTAATAATTTCCCAACATTAAGGGGATATTTCAAAGAGTATCAAGAAGCGTTGGGGATGAATATTAAACAAATAAATAGCATTCTTGGGCATAGAAAAGCAGAACACGCCTTTTACTGGGGTTCATCACAATGGGACTTGCCGACAAAAGAAACGTATGCCGAACTTGCAAAACTACCGCTTAAACATGAGTTCGTACGCAAAGAGTATGAGGACTTACGCAAAGAATATGAGGGCTTACGCAAAGAATATGAGGGCTTACGCTATACATTTAACGCAAGAGAAGGGCTTGAAAATGTTTGGGCGTATGAGTTCAGAACCGAGAAACACGGACACCCGACACAGAAGCCACTTAAACTAATTAAGGATGTAATGACTTACTCAAGCAGCGAAGGCGACATAGTTCTTGACCCGTTTATGGGTAGTGGCACGACAGCCGTGGCGGCAATCGAGTTGAACCGAAAGTTTATCGGTATTGAAAAAGTGCCTGAATATAAGACAATGGCAGATAAACGAATACAGAACGCAATCGATAAAAAAGGGTTATTTAGTGAGGTTGTGTAATGCTACCGTTTGACTTTGACACCCGTGAATCTGCGATTACCGAGTTCTTTGATGACCTGAAACTAATAGAGAAGCAGTTCCTTAAAGACCTTGAATCGTTAATAACCGGTAAAGGTAAGATCGAGTCAGAGACCTTACGGGCTTACCGGTCTGCATCACCGGGGCAACTATCCGCAATTCTCGGACAGTTGGACTTCTTCACCGTGTTGGATGACTACCCTTTAGAGGAAGCAACTGAGAAATATTTAACCAAATACAGCGATGTGATTAAGGAAATGCGGGCTTATGCAGAGCGACGGGGGTTGAATGTGTCAGGGGTAAGTATAGACCAGTTGGACACGCTAATTGATTTAGAGACTGACAGCATACTTAAACGGGCTTCGGCATATTCAGCAGACCTAAAAAAAGAGATGGTTCGCAACTTCATTGCCGGTACAGATCGGAATGAGATTGCTAACCGCCTTTATACCGAGATAAGCAAGACAGTTCCCTTCACTCCTCATTGGGCACGGGTAGCAACATCCCAGGCGTTCACAGCATTCAGGGCTACCACGATAGACAAGGTAATGAGTACCGACACGGATAAGCCGGTAAGGTACAACCTTTTGCACCCGCAAGACGATAACAACCGGCACGCCTGCAAAGTTGCAATAGCAATCAGTAAAAAGAACCCTAAAGGATTTACAAGGGCTGAAATCGACGCAGGGGCGTTAGGAGTACAGTACACATTTGAGAACTTAGGCGGGTTCAATTGTCGGGGCGATTGGATGCCGACACTCGAAAGCGTGAAAGAGGCGTTGTGAACACCGTTAAAATAGATATAGCGGAGAATTTACGCAATGTAATTCAGATTACTAAGACACAGCTTGAGAAGATCGGTCAATACTTTGTCGGTAAGATTCGAGCCGATGCTCTTGATGGTAAGATGCAGAACAACACCTCTAATCATTCGTATAGCCCAAGTTATGCAAAACTGAAGGCTAATGGAATGGAGACCGTAAGAAAGCAGACCGCAACGGGACGCAAGGCACGGAGTAAGAAGCCGAAACGAATGGAGAAATACAAATCCAGATCGTTGAACCGTGACACGAGTAAGGTAAATTTAACGCTTACCGGGGATATGCTGAAATCGTTACAGGTGATTAAGAGTAAAACAACTTCCAACTCGGTTACACTCGGTTACAGTCAAGATCAATCTAGTAAGGTCTTGGGTAACAAGGCGAAGGGGTACGATGTCACCCAGTTATCAGATGAAAACATCGCAATCGCAAGGGAATTGATCGAGACGGCAATTAAAGAGAACCTGAAAAGCGTAAAAGGTAAGAAGCAAGTCATTAAGATATAGTTCACAAATATCAATCAATTACTTTATAGCTTATCTTTGCATAAAGTTTTATAACAAAAAAGGGTTTTAGGTTGGATAACCAAGAAACTACACAGCCGGACGGCGAACAGAAACAAGAACAACAGGACGAATCCAAGCAACCTACGGATGTAGTAAGCCGGGATGAGTTCAAGCAAGTAATTCAACAGCGGGACGAAGTTAAAAAGAAACTCCGGGAAATCGAAGAGGCAGAAGCCAAGAAACGGGGCGACTTTGAAGCGTTACTAAATCAGGCAAAGGCAGAACTCGATGAAAAGAGCAAAGCACTTGAGGAGGCAATGTCGTATAAAGAAAAATATACCGCTATTGAAAAGCAACGTAAGGAAGAACTCCTTTCACAGTTGAGTGACGAACACCGGAGAATAGCCGAAATGTTACCTATTGACGCTTTGCCGGAATACGTCAAACTTAACGGAAAGCAAGCACCCCCCGCAAGCTCTGGAATGAGAACGGGCAAGGCAAATGTAACGGCTTCAATGTCGTACGATGAGTTCCAAGCGTTGGATAATGAAGGGCGGAAGGCGTTTGCAACTGCAAATCCGTCTAAATTTATTGAAT